CATCAGACGGCGGCATGGTCTATCTCATCAGTACATGCAGCAATATACGGGTGAGCAGTGCCGGGTCTTTGGTGCCTTCAGCTTTTCGGGTCTATGCCAAGCGGACGCTCGGCAGCGCCACATTGACTTATCCGGACGGCTATCTGGCCGCACGGGGGTACAGCAACGGGATATGGAGTTCCATCGCAGGGCCTTCGAGGGCTTCCGAGATTACGGTCAACGCTTCTGCAGGGTATTCAACGTTTTCAGTCCGCTGTTACCAGAGCCAGGCTGACGCTTCGGCATGGAATGACAGTTTCATTGCGGAGATGTCCGTGGGTGTCAGCTATGACGGTTCAAGCGGACGGGATGCCAGTGAGCCGCGTCCGAGAGGTTTTTTCGCCAAGGGCAACACATATGTCTGGAATGAAGATTACCATGACATCGTACTGGCCACATTCAACAATCGCACCATTCCGTTTCGGGTACGGGCTTACGGTACGTCGGTCACTGTCGCACCTACCTCGATAGACGGTGATGCGAATTGGGAGGCGGCACAGCAGTTTATGTTTGTAGCTATGGATATGGCTTTAATAAGAAAGATACGTGCCGATGAAATCCTTGTGGATGATTTGGTGGTACAGAACGTATTGGCAAGGGATAAGAATGGAAATGTCACTTGTAACATTGATGGTGAGACTGGAGAAGTCAATGTTCAAGGAAAAATTACAGCGACAGCGGCATTCATAAAGATACATGGGTTTAGTTCCAATGAAGGCTACTTTTACCTGAACCCCAATTTTGGTTCGGATTTTGGCAATGGGCGTCCCAGTAGAATAGGCCAAAGTGAATACATGCTTCCCAGCTCTGCCCAATGTGTGGGTATGAAAATATCCTTGATCATATATAATAATTCTTCAGGGAGCACATATGGCTATGTGTCAGTTGTGACATCGGACGGATTTAATGATATGGAGTTGGTTGACGGTCAATACCATTATTGCAATAAAGCTCATATCACAGAGCCTGGTGTTTATGAATTCATATCATTGGGAGGAGTCTGGATTTCAACCAATAAAAATGGCATTTCGTATTCGTATGCTGATTTGGGTGACCATGATTACGAAAACCCGGTTAATTAACAAACTAATATAAATGGAAAGATGTATGAAAGTTTTTTATGAAAGCAAGTTAGCGAAATGGCTGCTGTGGCAGGGTTACAACACCATCACATTGGGATGTTTCGTCTTCACCAAGAAAAGCAAGGAGGAGATGAAGCAGAGTACACTTAACCATGAGGCGATTCATGTGCGCCAATGGGAGGAATGCATGATTGCATCCGCTGTGCTGCTGACGGTAATCATGCTGTTTACCGGATTCAACTTATGGGTATATCTGCTATGCCCGTTGTGGTTCTACCTCCAGTATGGTGTGGAGTACGCAATATCCTACATGTATCACTTATGCCGTAACCGGTGTTGGATAAATGTAGGTGATAAGGCTTACGGAAATTCAGCATTCGAGATGGAAGCGGAAGCTAACGAAGAGGTAGACGGTTATCTGGATGTGAGAACTCCTTTTGAGTTCTTCAGATATTACGGAAAAATTTGATTTATAATTTACAAAACGAGTTAATTATTAAAATGTTAAATCGGGTAATATTTCCATCCGGAAATTATGCCCCTTAAATGTAAGAATATGGCAGAACAAGATATTAGAGAAGACCAGATGACTTCGGTCAGCAGTGTAGACTATGTGAGAGGGCTAAAGGGTAAGGACAGCGTGTTGATAAAACCTGGCGACCTTCCTCATCCGAATACGGGAGGTGGAGTTGTTTCTGCTGATTTACAAAATGGTAAATGGTATAGAATAGCTATTGGTTATCCTGGCAATGCTGCTTCTTCCGGACTGTTCAATATAGGAACTTTTTTTGTAAATGAATCCCCGAGGGCAATCTTGTTTTATGCTTTTGCTGAAGGGTATGATAATGGAGCTTTCGTTACAAAAGTAGCATCCTCAAGTATAGTTCCCATTTCAAAAGCTCGTGTGTTGTATGCAACATCAACAACTAAACGAAGTTTTTTAGACATATGTGTAAAACTTTACAGATTAAACAATTTTGTAATATCCGCTGCTGCCCTCATCAATTTCAAGTTACAGACACCGGAAGAAGTCAGCGAAACCATTCCTGAAGGTTACTCTGTAAAAGAAGTTCCCTTCTGATAGTGGTTCTGCAAGCCATGTGGATTTTCATTCTGGTTATGCCCGTTCTGACCGAGATGGCCGGAACGGGTTTAATTATGTCAATATATTTGTTTCCATTCTCCCCAGTTATACGTATCTTTTCCCGTATTTTTCCTACCTATTAACATGAAGCCAGTCATATTATAACTATAAGCTTTTATTGTCACTACATCTAATCCATTTATATCTCCACCAATACGTGATATTATCTCAACAGTACCATAAAAGGTTCCATTCCCTTCAGGGCCATTGAAAGTCCCTGAAGTACTTGTATTAATTTCGTAAATATAAAGACCTGCCCTGGGAAAATTGGCAGGGTCTTTAAAATCTCCATTAAAATTCAATTTGGGAGTGATACGCACCAAATCATCCCTCTTTATCAGTACGCTGTCCTTACCTTTTAACCCTCTAACATAATCTACACTGCTGGCTACAGTCATCTCATTTTCCTTAATATCTTGTTCTGCCATAACTATTGCATATTTAAGGGGCAAAGAGTATGGCAGAAAAGCGAAAGGAGGAAATAAATAGTTAGTTCAAGTAATAGTTATTGACTTCCAATCTGACCATTTCGCTGCTCCATCGACATTATAGGCAGCTCTAACTTTAATTATGCTCATATTATATGCAACTTTAATCTGTGCACCTTCAAGCCCGGTCGGATTTATCGAGATAAGACAACCATCTATTCCACTGCCATCAATATCTGATGTTGAATATGCAACATAATTCCCGACGATATTAAGGACGTCAGTCTTAACATGTCCTTTATTAACAATTGCCTTATTCGATATAGCATTTAATACGCTAATCAACACGCTGTTATTTCCTTTCAAGCCTCGCAGATAATCCACACTGTTGGTTACAGTCATTTGCTCTTCTCTAATATCCTGCTTCTCTGCCATAACTATTACACATTTAATGGGCAAATCTTCCGGGTTATGAAAACCTATTATCTCATATTTTATTTTTTCGCAGATATTTTATTACTTTCTCGCAAAAAAACAGCTATGAATTACGGTTACATAAGGGTTAGCAGCGAAAAACAGACCGTTGAAAATCAGCGGTATGAGATTATGCAATATTGCAAGCGTAAGGGGCTTGTTATTGATAGGTGGATTGAAGAGAGTGTGAGCGGTGCCAGGCATCCTAATGTGCGAAAGTTAGGTAAGATATTGCATAAAATAAATAAGGGAGATATTATATATGTTACAGAGTTATCAAGACTTGGACGCTGTGCATATATGGTTATAGCTATTATATCTCATTGCCTCATGGCCAATGCCAGTATTATTGAAATACGGGATGATAAGTTGGTAAAGGATGACTCGGATTCTGTTCAGGATACATTCTTCAAGGTTCTATTCGCCCAAAAAGAGCGGGAAGACATATCTCGTCGAACCAAAGCAGGGCTTGCTCGTCGTGTGGCTGAAGGCCTAAAATTAGGCCGGCCATCTGGTGGAAAGAATTCGCATTACAAGCTTACAGGAAAGGAACCTCTCATTAGAACTATGCTCGAATATGGTTATTCAAAGGCAGCCATATGTCGTAAGCTTAAATGTAACCCTAAAACATTGGATGACCATTTGCGGAGAATGGGAGTTCAGAATTAGGAAATTTCGTTTTCAGTTTCTATATTTGTAATCCCCGAAACAATAGAAACAACATGAATCCTCTATGAAGGAGTGTAACCCGTAGTCAGTCGGGTTCCGGTATCTATGCCGGTGGGGACACTTCTTTATAGAGGATTCGCCATTTTTTTATTAATACTATGAAGAAAAGTAAGACTTGTTCAGGATTGCGGAAAAAAATTAATTGCGTTTTAGGTTTATCTATAATGTCGGCAGTACTAAGCGTTACAGCGGTTGTAAGATGCGAGCCGATGGAGTTTGATGCAGTCGCTTTGCTTGCGAGTATAATATCAATTCCCGTTGCTGTATTGGCAATCTTTTTGGCGATTAATTATCTCGTATTTGAGAACAAGATGAAAGAATATGTGAAAAGCACTGTTTCTGATTTAGAAAGAAGGGTTAATTCTGAAACAGGCACAATAAAGGCAGAATTAGAAAGTCAGGTTAAGGATATTACTCATGCTGTAAAGTCGTATTTTATTTATGCAAATAGTGGCAGTTTTATTGTTTCGTCTATGCATAGTAGATTAATAGGTTGTTTGGAAGGACTGAAAGAAGAAGAAGCCTCTAAACAGAAATATGCGCTGGATGCTATTATGGAGGAATTCGTAGCGCTTATACCAAGATTGAGAGAGGATGAACGTTACCTTCCTATTGGCACCAAACAAGAATACCTTAACGTAATAAGACATATTGACCATCCTGATATTAATACTATTTTAAACTTTGTATGTGGGCTAAATGAGGAATGTACAACTAATGATGGGCAAGAAGAGCAAGAAGAACAAGAAGAGAGTGAACCGGATTCTAATGCCACCCCATTGGAGTGAAATCATTCTTGGTGCACCATTCTACTATCGCTTTTATTGCTATATATAAAAGTGAAATGAAGAATATTGCTACAATTAAAATAAAAATGAAATCCATATAACCTTTTCTTTTCCACAAAGATAGCGAATTATTTCTTACTTTGCATAAAATAATCGTATCTTTGCATATAACCAAGAGCTTAGTGGCGACTTATGTTGTCATCGAGCTCTTTTTTTATGTCCTTTTTCAAGGTTGTGGAAGCAATTACTTTTGCTGTCACGTAATGTCAGTGGAAAATTGTAATTCAACAACTTGTTTGATTTCGTCTGATGTACATTTGTGCGGTGTCGGACAAAGAAATGGTTATTAGTAGATTATTAAATGAATTGGTGAAATGGATATGAATGATTGGGTTATGTTGATGACCGCCCTCGGTGGCATCGAGGGCATCAAGCAGCTTATCAAGTGGTGGATGTCGCGTAAGACCAACGCGCGTATTGAGGACGCGCATGCGGATGTCGAGGAGTTCAAGGCATTACGGGAGTACAACGAGTTCCTTCAGAAGCAGCTTTCAGAGAAGGAACAGCGGTTTGTGGAACAGACTGACCGGCTCCGTAAGGTGCAGGATGAACTGTTTACACTGAAGGAGACTAATTCTGACCTGAAACTGGAACTGGCGCTTAAACGGTGTGAGAGAAAGAAATGCGGTGATAGAGAACCGCAAAACGGCTACTGATTCGCGGAAAGGAAGGTGTTTCACAACGGCTTCCTTTCCCCTAATACTACACAACTTAAAGTTTAAACAAAGGCGTTTGCGAATATATTGTATTTTTATGTAAAACCAAAAATCAAGGAGGAAAATAAGAATGGCGAATGTGTATAAATTAGCGCCGTGGATTCTCAAATGGGAAGGCGGTTTCGTGAATGACCCGGCAGACCTTGGAGGTGCAACGAATATGGGTGTGACTATTGGCACGTGGAAGTCATGTGGCTATGACAAGGACGGTGACGGTGATATAGACGTGGATGACCTGCATCTGCTTACCCGTGAGGATGTCGTTAAACGGGTGCTCAAGCCGCATTATTGGGACAGATGGAAGGCAGATTTGATAACAAGCCAGTCCGTAGCAAATATCCTTGTCGATTGGGTGTGGGCATCCGGTGCACACGGAATAAAGATTCCTCAACGTTTGCTTGGTGTTACTGTGGATGGAATAGTAGGTCCTAAGACACTTGCTGCGGTGAATGCCAGGAACCCGCGTGAGTTGTTCGACATGATTAAGATTGCACGGTTCGACTTCATTGAGGATATATGCAGGAAACGTCCGGCTAACAATAAATTCAAGAGAGGCTGGATGAACCGTATAAATGACATTGCCTATGTTGGCTAAGGTTATGAACTGGGTAAGCCGGCATATATTGCTGGCTCCTTTCATGTGTCTGTTCCTATTGTTATCATGTGGCAGCTCTCATAAAACTGTCAAGTCCGATGCAGAAGTAATCAGAAAGGACAGCACGAGTGAATCGGTCGATATCGTACATGGGGCAAGTACCTCTTTGAGCGAACTCATTACCGCTAATGGTAACTATGTGATTGATTTCCGTATCTATGATACAAGAAAACCGCCCGACAGCCTGACCGGGAAATCTCCGTTATTGGCTGACGGTCATGTAGAAGGTGATTTCAATAAGAAGGAGGATAGACAGACGGTAGTAGCCGATACTACGAGTGTCAAGGCTGATAAAAGAACCATTTCCAATACCCGTGAGGAAAAACGGTCAGAAACTATAAAAGAAAAAAAAGAATCCACCTTGCTTAAACAAATTGGTTTTGCTTGTGTTTGTGTAACCGTTTTGATTGTCGTTATGCTGATAGTAAAACATTGGCGCAACAGACAATCTTCATCATAAGACTTTAAATTTATAAATTGGACTGCTCTGGCTTGCGAAAGTCGGGGCAGTTTTATATGTTTACTGTACAATGCAGTATTTATAAAATATCCTTGTATTTTTTCAAGGCATTGCTCTTCATTTCATTCTCCTCCTTGGTTAGGGCGAACCCCATATACTTGCAGGTATGGTCGTTACGCAGGATACATATACACATACGCTTATAGGTGGGAATTTCTCGGAACTCTTCTATGTCAATGTCATCCAGGTAGTCCATTCGTACTGGTTTCTTGTCTGTCCTATAGTTGGTGCTGTCACCTACCTGGATGGGGATATTGCGGTCTTTCAGCTTCTGTATGACTTCATCACTGAGAACTCCACCCTTTTCCTTCCAAAATTTGATACTGGTTTCCAGCTTGGCCTGGTATCTTCTCCTGGTATGTTCCGGCAGGGTCGAAAGCAGGAATTCCATGAATGACTTCCAGGTATATCCATCCGGCAGACGTATCGCTCTCCTTCCTGCCGCACGGGTATTGCCGTAAAGTCCGGCAAAGCCGACTCCGTTTACACGTCCTATCATCCGTCCCCAAGTATTGGGGTCAATGACTTTATACAAGGCAAGGCTCTCAATGGCCTCACTGATGAATGGACTTGCCACCCGTTGCCGGTCAAGGCTTACCCCGGCTTGGTAGTAGAGGTCGTATAGTTTATTGTAATCCCATCGGAATTTGCCGTTGGCAATCCATATATCCTCCGTTTTCCAGTCGAACAGTGGGTATAGGTTATACACACCCTCACCGATTTTCGTGCTCCATTGGTAATCCTTATATTGCTCTTTCACACCTCGATAGATTGTGCGCCAACGGTTGTAGCTTTCTTGGGTACGTATGCCCACCAGACAGCAGGTACGCCGTGCAGCTTTCCGTTGATGGAGCCAACGGGAAAACTCTGTCTGAAATTCATAGTCCCACATCCTGCGGTTATAGAAAGGGAAATCGTCTACAGTCATTGCGCCCTCCGGCATTTCTCTGACCCATGCTTCCTTTTTTGCTTCGTCCCAGGGACGCCAGTAGTTCTGGTACATGGAGGTACAGG